TCAGTGGGCAGTCTCGTATACCAGCGCGCTATTCGGATAGGTGCCGCCCTGCAGGTGCGTGTTCTTGAAGATCACATTATCGCACACGCCAGTGCCGCGATTGGTATTACCGCCGAGGAACGAGGATTCCCAGAACATTGAGTTTTGCAGGATGGTGTACGGGTATGTTGCCTGCGAACCGTCACCATTGGGACCAGCGGTGTTCGAGCCGATCACGAAAGTGTTACGTCCAGTGTTGTTAAGGGTGAAATTACAATTGTACATGAACATGCCGATGATATAATTGTTGTCCTTAAAGAACGGACCCTGAGCATTAGCGCTCAGCACGGTAATATTCTCAGCGATTCCCCCGTAGCTCCACGCCCCCCCAAGACATTGATGTTGTTGCTGTTATAATATTGGAAGGTGTCGGGGTGAAGTTGGGAGGTGGGCGGGATCGTCTGAAGCGTGACATTCCGCGAATAAAGCACATTCTGGATGAAGTTGCGCCCGCATAGCGGCACAGAGACGTTGACGGTCGAGCGCGTCCCTCGGAAGGTGCTGCCATAGTTATTGTAAACGCCGCCTCGCACCCAAGCAGTGACGTTGCCGTGATTGAACGGGAAGTCCTGTGCGAGCCACGTCGCGCCGCCATCGAAGGAGCAATCTTCGAAATAGCCCGAGGACCCCGATATACCAGTGGCCTGAATGCCACTCAGCGAAACGCCCTTTACGTGAAAGAGCTTCGTTCCCATGCCGGAGCTGTTCGAACTCGTGAAGACGCAATCACTCGGTTGAAGGCCGGGAAGTGCGCTCAATTTCATTGCCCGGAACGTCGTTGCGCGCGTTGAAGAGGTGGAAAATGCGAGGTTCGTTCCGCCCGTACAGACAAGCTCCAAATCGCCATAATTGTGTCCCGAACCAGACGGAGAGAACGAGGCGATCGCCTGCTCCATCGTCGCCTTGGGATGATCCTTGTCCAGGCCGCTATTGCCGCTGGAGCCATTGGCTCCAAAATAGCGCTTGGTTCGCGTGAGTGTACCATTAGCATTGGTCGTGAATTTGAATGCCTGCCTATAATCATTGTAGGCGTTCTGTAGTACGCGCGGCTTGCCGTTTTTTGGCCACGCCACGATTCGCATGCACCGGACAGTTTCGGAGGAGTATCCGTCAGCCCACTTTGACGGGTCGATACGAACAGGGAAGCCCCAGAAATTCTCGGCCGAATTATATTGCGCGGTGATAGTGATCCAGGGCCCTTCATCGCAGGCCACTGTTACCTTCTCCATGCCGAACAATGGATGGTTGGCGTCAAAATCGCCGAGCGGCCCGGTATGATAAGCATGGATCCAGAGGATGTAAGGGCTGTCGAGTTCGAAGAATGGCGGCTCCTCCACATAGCAGGTTGGCGAAAAATTATAGCCAACGTTGGTGGATGTACCGCGCTGCGCCGTGACCGACACGCCGTTGACGGCTGTCGTCGGCGCGGTCCATCCGGTGCCTGGGACGACTGTCTGGATCCCGGATATAGAATTGACCATGAAGTCGAAGACCGCAAGGTCGGCGGTCGTAGTGCCATCTGTTACCCGCACGGTCACGCCGCTGAAGCTACCCGAGATCGACGTGTTGAGCGTAACGGTTGCCTGGTTCCCACTGGAGAGAAGGGCGACTGACGACCCGGAAGGCGCATTGATCAGCGATGGGGTATAAGCTCCGGTCCCACCGTCAAAGCTGACGATGAAGGATATTGCGTCGCCCTGATTGGCAATGGTGATAGGCGTTCCGTGGATCGCCAGCGGGATAGCCGGCGCGTCCTGAATGATATCGGTAGGAGCGGTGTAGACGAAGGGGGACTGTCCGTCACCGTTAACGGCCGCAACGCCGAGCCGGAGCTTCTTGCTGATCTGCCCGGCTGCCAGAACCAAGGTAACGGCATTGGCTCCTGTTAAATCGGACCAGATTGCAAAGTCCGGCGCATCGGCCGTTTGCCACTGATAGGCGTAGCCGGCGATCAGGGATTCAGACGAGGTCCAGGTTCCGTTCGCCCCGGTGAGCGTCTGGCCACTGATGGCCGAGCCCGAGAGGGTCGGCTGAGCGGTATTCACCGCATAGTCCCGCCTACCGATATGACCGCGAAAGTTGAGACGCGACATTAGCCTATCCCCAAAAGCATTGCATTTCCGCCATGGGAGGTCACTCCACCCGTGACAGGGTCCCAAATGGCCAGCGTGTCTGCAGTCCAGTTGACCGATGAGCCGAGCCCGAACGTGCCCGGATCTTCGGTCACAGACGCAAGCGCGGTCTTCCATGCGGTCCCCACGCCGATCGAGCTGCTGTTTGCGCCAGCGGTACCGGTGAAGTTCGTATAACCGCTCGGTCCGCTGTTGATCGCCGTGGCGGCGTTGACCGCAGCCCCCGCGAGCCACAAATAGTCCTGTGTGCCACCAAATGAGGTATTCGAGGGCGGATCTGCGGTTGCGCTGGTGCCAGCCGAAACATTCACGCCTGCGCGGTTGATCGTGCCGCTGTTTGGCATCGGCACCGAATAGGCATGCGCGGTATAGGTGGAGGCCGGGCTGAACGTGAACTGCGGATTTGTCTCAGCGTTCGAAGCCGCCAGCGTGCTTTGCTGATAGAGTCCGAGAAAGACGCCGCCGGTATTGCCACCCTTGATCAAGGCCCATGTTCCGGGTGCCGTCACAGTCGTCACGTTCCGTACCGCCAATATCACCAATAGATAATCACCCGTCTGATGCGGCGACAGGGTGATGGTTGGGGTCGTAACGGTCGTGCCGGAGCTTGTGACCGTCGGCGTCGCGCTGCGGGGCGTCGGCGCCGTCATCAGACGTTCGCCACGGTTTCGGCGGTGATGACGATCGAGGTCACCGCGCTGGAGATGGTGGCCGTCCAGTTGTTGTTGGCGGCGGACTGGACGGCGGCGCTGCCGGCGTCGGCGGAGAAGCCGACGGTGGCGCCGGCGGGCACGGCGAAAACGTAGCGGGTGGTGCCCGCGGTCGCGTCCTTGATCGTGATCGTCACGGCGGTGGCCGAGCTGTTGGTCATCACCAGCCGGTAGAGATCCTTGAACACGCCCGATCCGCCCGCGGTCACGATCGTGGTTTCGCTGGTGCCGGTGATGGTGGTCGTCTGGATCGCCTTCACCTCGCGCAGCGCCGGGATCGAGATGCGCTTGCCGAGCTTGTCGTGCAGCGCGTTGACCACCTGACCATCCGCCACCGCCGTGGGATTGGCCGTTTTCGCAAGCCCGCCTTCGGTAACCGGCGCGAAACTGAGCGGATTGCCGGGCAGCGTCGCGCCGATGATCGCGCCCGCCGCCGTCGGATCGACCTTCACGCCATTATAATAGAAGGCGACCTGCAGGCTGCCGTCGGTATCGGTGACGCCGCTGAGCGCGGCGCCGATCGCGGCGGTGTTGGTGCCGACTGCGTCCAGCGAGGCTTTATCCTCGTTGGCGAGCGCGACGGGCTTGGAATTAACCGCATCGGCACGCCCATTGGGGTTCAGCGTCACCGGCTGCGGATTGTTCGAGATATCAGGTATGTTGAATGTGCTCATTGATGTGCTCCCAATTGGTGCTGCGCCGCGTACCAGGCCTGCCACCCGATCAGTTCGATGGTGTTTTCCCCGCAAATCCGGGCATCTTCGCGAGGAATGAGGGTATCTGCGCCGGCGTCGTCAGCGCTGCCGGCGCCGCCGGAAAGACCGGGCAGACCGGGGCCGCCGGGGCGATCCGGATCGGCTGCGGCGGCGGGTGGCCGCAGGCGCATGGCGTCGTCAAAAGCAATAAGGCGGCTGCGCGTTTCATCCTGCACCTTTGCGGTTACGGTGATCTGATGGCTTTCGGTTTCGGCCTTGGTCTGGCTGGCGCGGGCGACCGCGAGCGCGCCCGCCTGGCGCCAGAGCGCGATATCGCTGGCATGCGCGGCGCGCTCGGCCGCCAGCGCGACATGCGCGCTATGCATGCGCAGCGTCTGCACGCCCGCGCAGAGCCCCGCGGCGAGCAGCCCCGCCCCCAGCGCCGGCGCGACGTAAGATGACAGCGGCAAAGGCAGCGCGATCATGGCACGCCCTCGCCGGAGCCAAGCCCCTCGCCCGCCGCCTTGGCCTTCGCGACCGCGGTTTCCTTGAGCGCGACGCCCGCGCCGCCGGCGGCCAGTATTCCCGCCGCGCCGATGCCGAAATCGGTGGGGCTGAACGGCTGGCGGTTGCACCAGATCGCCAGCCCCTGAAAGATGATGAAGGAAAAGCAGGTCAGCGCCCAGACGAGCCGCCCCAGCTCGACATGGTCATTATTGACGCCCTTCAGGAAATTGAGGTTCAGGCTCATGCCGCGCCTCCGTCATATTGGTAGAAATTGCTGCCGTGCATCACCGCGCGCAGCGCCTTGCCGTAGCCGCGATCGGTGGCGTAGACGCCGGTCAGCGCATCGGCGAAGCGGTCCGGATCGGGCAGCGCGACGCGCGCCCGCGCATAGACCGGCTTGTTGAGCAACGCGCCATGCGCATCGAAGGCTTCCGCGATCGATCCGAATTTGCGGAACGCGGCTTCGATGAAATAATCATGCCCGTCGCGATCCTGCTCGCGCGTGCGCACGGTGACGAAGGGATCGCCGGGCCGGGCCTTGATGCCGAACGGATTGTTCGATCCGGGCGGCATATGCCGGCCCCAACCGCTCTCCACCGCCCATTGCGCGAGGCTGATCGAGGCGGGGATCCTCCACTTGCGCTCGGCTTCGCACGCGGCGGCGATGATCTCGGAGGGCGGCGTCGCCATGGCTCAACCCCCGATCATCTTGATGATGGCGACGACGCCGCCGATGCCGAGCAGCGAGATCAGCGCATAGAGCGCGCGCGCCAGATTGGCCGCGCCCTTGCGCTGGTTATAATCGCTTTCGAGCGTCTCGATCCGCTTGTCGAGCGTCGCGATCAGGGCTTTGAGCTCTTCAAGCTTTTTGGGAATGTCCAAGGCGGTCAACGTCTGCAAAAGATTGGCATGTTCGTGGATCCGCTGGCGGATCGTCTTGATGTCGTCGCCCTGGCGCGCATTGTCCTTCGCGATCAGATCGATCTTGCCTTCGAGGCGCACGAGCGCGGCCTCGATGTTGAACGGCGCGGGGGGGATGGTGTCGCTCATACGCCCACCACGATCCAGGGCATGGTCATCGGGCTGTTTTCGCCATTGACGAGCACCATGCTGCTAAGGCCCCAGCTATTCACGCCGCTATTGTCCTGAGCGGTCGTGCTGAGGGTGATCGCACCAGGGATCGGAATGGCGAACGAGGTGAAGGCCACGGGATAGGCCTGCGTTGTCGTCCCGTTCGCGGCCATCGCGGTTTGCCCCCATTGGATCATCCATCCGTTGGTAAGCTTGATATAGCCAGGATTGCCCAGGCTCTGGGCTGCGATCAGTGCGGCGCCCGATGCGCTCGTCAGCACGCGATTGCCGCTGTCATACAGCGCGGAGGCATTGAGTGAGCCGGAGCCCTTCTGACCGCCAGCCGGACTTCCGATCGTCGTGCCGTTCGCGCTGATCGAGAAATGCGAGGCCGCGCCGATCAGGAAGCTGTAGAAGTTGAAAGTACGATCGTAATAAAGACCGTCATTGCTGTCGAAATTGATTAGTGGTGCGCCACTGTTGAAGTTTAGATAGAATTCCGGATCGGTGCCCGGCCTGACGACGCCGCTATTCGATTGCAGCGCGCCGCTGGCAACGACATTGCCGGTGCCATCGATATAGGCCTGGCGCGCGCCGTTGATATACCATTGGTGCAGGTTGTTCGCGCAATCATAGCTATAGGCGTCGTTCGCATCCGTCACGAAGGACGTGAAATTGAGATCTGAGGAAAGCCACGAGTTGGGATTGCCCCTGAACCGCAGCGTGCTGAGCCCGACATCGCCGTTCACATCCAGCGGGCGCGTCGGCGAGGTCGTGCCGATGCCGAGATTGCCGTTGGCCAGCCATGCGCCGCGCACCGTGCCGGCTGTGTAGAAGGCGAGATCAGCATCGCTGTAAAGCGCCATGCGGTTGCTCGGATCGGCTCCGATCAGCCCGCGCGCAACGCCGCCGGAATAGAAGCGGATATCGCTCCACGCATTGGCAGTCGGCCGGCTGATATTGACCATCTGATCGACGTCGTTGACGATCGTGAGCGGGCTATCGGGGCCGGCCGTGCCGAGCCCGAAATAGCCGTTGGAGGCGAACCGCCCACGGAACAGGTTGTTGGTATAGAAATCGACTGCGCCGGCCCCTTGCGCGATCAGCCTGACGAGGCCGGCGCCGACATTGGTGATGTCGAGATTGCCGTTGGCGCCGCCGCCGCGGATCACGCGCGCATCATAGTCGCTGCCGCTCGTGGCATGCAGATCGACGATGCTGACGCCTTCGGCGGTTCGCGCGCCGCCGATTTCCAAGGCCACGCTACCCGTGGAGACGCCGTTGCCGGTCGTCACCGTCGCGCCGAACAGGCCCGAATAGTTCGCGATCGTCGCCGTTCCGGTGACATTGATGCTATCGAAATTTGCTGTTCCGGTGAAAACGGGTGAGGCGAGAAAGGCCTTGAGATCGGCCATCATCTGCCGCGCGCTGTTGTTGACGGCGGAGGGCAGCATGCCTTCGGACCAGTCGATGCCCGGCTTGGCGGTGTTGTTGGCGGGATTGGTATCCCAATCGTAAAGGCTCATCGGCCTGCTCCCTGGTCAAGGCATGTGATCGCGGCCGCGCGGGCGCTGCGTGCCGGGGGACGCGCGCTCATCGGATCAGCCCCGAAAGATCGGGAATGTTGAGCATGATCTGCGGCGATGGGGTGTTGGGATCGAGCCAGTTGCGCGCGGCCTGCCCATCATCGGGCGCGATCGCCAGGATGTTGCGCACCGCGCTGCGCGGGCTCCAGCCCGACGGGTCCGACACGATCGAGACATCGGGCTGCGCATCTACGGCGCCAGCGCCGCCATAGCCGGTATAGCTGCTGTACAGCGGGACGCTGCCGCTCCCGCCGCCCGGCCCATCGCTCCCTGGAGCCGCGCCCAGGCCAAGCGGAATGATCCCGCCGATCACGGGCGCTGGCGCGGCGCCCCCATAGCCGAAGCGCGCACCGGGCGCCGCGACCAGTAGCCCCGGCCCCTGTTCTGACCCTTGCGCGGCCCACATATCGGCCGGATGCTGCCAGCCGCCCGCATGCACAGAGGCGGGCGAAAGGAAATCAAACCCGTCCGAACCGTCCTGGGCATAGCCGCCCGCGCCATCGTCATAGCTCAGGCCGTAATGCGGATCGTCCCCGGCATCGCCATAGCGCCCGACGCCTGGCTGCGCGCCATAACGGTGAAAGGTGGGTAGCTGCGTACGATAGACGATCGTCCCCTGGTCATCGGCCGGAGCGGCAAACCCCTGCGATGCGACCGCATAAGGCCGCCCCGACGCAACCTGATCGGGCTCGAACCGAGCCCCGAAGCCATAGGGATGCTGCGTCGGATAGACCGGCCGCGGATCGACCAACTGCGCCGCCCGCGCGGCATCGCCGGGGTTCGGATAAGGCCCCGCCGCCATCGCATCCGCGTTGCGCTTGAGATCGCCGAGCTGCGCATAAAAATTTGTCGTCCCCTGATCAGCCGTCGGAGCGGCTAATGCCTCGGGATTTACAGCGCCAGCGTGCACTCGTGCGTCCTGACGCATTCCCTCCGGGCCGGACTCTTGGGGTCCCGTCTGGAGGTTCGGATCATGCGGATTAGCAATGTAGGCACCGGCCCCTACCTGGACGGAGGGGAGAGTCGGCGCTTCCGGCGGATTTCCCAATCCAGCCGCGATACCGTTATAAGCTTTGTTGACTACAAACGGCAAACCTTGCCGCGTCAACGGGTCCGCCCACTTATACTTCTCGAAGACTTCTGGATAGGATGAACGAATAGTGTCTCCTGCCCTGCTCGCCACCTTACTTCGGACTTTGGAGGTTAGAATGGCAGTTGTTGCGTCCAACAAGCCGTCGCCATCATCAGCTGAGGCCCAAGCCTTAGCGGCAGTTGGAACTATATTGACCAGTTCGCTTGCTACGGCTGCCCCAGATTCAGGAAGAAAACTCTGGATCCCGCTCTTCACCCCCCCATTAATGTATATGTTTTCCCCTGTACCAAGCAGGTCGCCCAAAGCAGCGGACTTCGGGTTCGCCGCTTCAAGCATTTGTACCTTTTTTTGCATCTCGTTCGTCAGGATCAAGCCGGGAGTATGCTTAGCGGCGCTGACAACAATGGTCGCCAACGGGCCTGCCGCTATCTGGTGAAACAGATTATTGGGGACCAACCTGGTCGCGTGGGTAAAATTGCGTAGACCGGGCTGCCTGGCGAGAACGCGCCGCACATTATTGATTTGTATCTGGAAATCTTGAATTTCCCGATCCGAAGGACGGGCGGGATAGCGCATGAGGCCCACAATTTCGTTGGCATTCTTGCCTTCGAGGATCCATTGCTCCACCCGAGCGGACAGCGCGGGGTCGTACTCCAATCGGCTTTTATCTCGAGCAACCTCCAGTTTGGGTGGTTGCGAAGGGGCAGGCGGGCGGGACATCTGAGATGGCCGGATCAAGCCTCCGCGCCCGTCGGGAACACCACCCAATTGCTTGATCGCATCATCGCTCGCCGCAATAGCGTCATTACGAAAATCTATGATCCTCTGTAACTGGACATCGTCTTGAGTCCATGCGCTTGTTCCTGCCGGAACTTTGTAATATTTTCCGAGTAGGGGGGAACCTACTTCATCTACTGTGCGCCACAGTTCATTGTATTTCCGATTTTGCGCGGTGGGCATGAAATCGGCCGCAAAACCTCCGAAACCTGTCGTCGCTCCAGGACCCGCACGGTATTGCCGATCCAAATTATCCGCGATCCTTATCGCCTCTTGAGCTTTGTAATATTGTTGCCTTAGCTGGAGTTGCCGCTTAGCTTCTGGATCTACCGGACGCGCCTTCGCTGGGGTAAACGACCCCACGGACGAATCTATCTGGCCCGATCGGGGAAAACGATAGGATTGTGGTCCCTTCCCGGCGTGCGGACCAATCGTTACGATGATATCCTGATCCCCGCCCGGCCGCGACGGCGTAAAGCCCCCAAGAGGCGTACCGCGCGGCGGCGGCTGATTTGGTCCGCGTCCCGTCATCATTCGGTCCTTTCGACTTGGTCGCTCACACCGCCGTCAGCATCCCTTGTCGGTGTGACGATGAGCGTGTTCCTGCTTGTGTCGATGAAGCCCTGTGCTATCGGCGGCGCATGCATGACGAGTTGCTTGACCTCGCCTTCGGCATGACGGAATTCTTCCAGGCGGTGCCGAGGCTGTTGTGGCTTCTGCTGCGCCTCGTGTTGAAGATCTTCGTGGAATTCCCTCGGGCGGGCAAACCGCTGCTGTCGCGTGCTTTTGCTTTCCTGCTCAACCCCAGCACCTATGTGAGCAAGCTTAGGGGCACGCAGGGTGCGGTCTCGACCAAGCATCGCGAGAGCGCATATCGCCGCATCGATCGACCCGGCTTTTCCCCTCCGCCGGCCGCCGGCGAAAATGCTGGCGCAGGCTCTCCCGGCGACCATTAGCGGGCCGGTGATCAAGAAGATTTTCTGCCCGCTCGCCTGCCCTCGCGGCGCCGCAGGGCGCCTGTTCGACTTTGCGGGCACAAATGGCCGTGCTATCGGACGTTGATGCTGGGTTCGGTGGAAGGCGTGGAAACCCTGTTCAGGGTGATCACCGAAGTTGTCGGTGAAATCCTGTCCTTCCGGGCGTCGAAGCGTACAGCCCCTGCGCCCAAGCGCCGCAAGAGCTCCATCTATCGCCGGGGCGTCAGCGTCCCGACCACCGCCAAAGTACGGCTCGGAGACGAAGAGGTCCGCGATTGATTTGCGCGGCATTACCCGAGTAAGACCTGCATAGAAGAGCGACTGGGCCATTATGAGCCGCCGAAAAATTTGTTCGCGGCCCCGTTCAGTGAAGCCGGGTTGTAGTTGATGCCTCCACTCTTGCCGCCGGCCGCCGAAGCCACGTTGCCGTTAAACAAAGCCGCAAACGGGTTGCCCGTCACCGCGCTCGCGATGGACGCTCCGAGTTGAGCAGCCTGGCTGATCGTGTCCAAAGTGCTCGGGGTGGTTTTGGTGGTCGTCTTGCTATCCATGATCGGATAGGGCGCAGAAAGCTGCGACAGCAGCCCGACATATTTCTGAAGATTATTGTACGGCGCATTGTCCTGATACTGGTTCGAGGTGAACGCGGTGATGTCGCCGTTCATGATTGATTGCAGCAGGCCGGGGATCTGCCCCGAAGCCTGAAGCTGGTCATCGATCAGTCCGTTCGCCGCCGCCTGCTGGCGCTGGCGCTCCGCCTCATAGGCCGCGGCGGCACGCGAGGCGGCATTCTCGGCCGCGCTGTTCTGCGCGCCGAAGATGCTGGAGGCCGCCCCATATTCGCGCTGGGCGGCGTTTTCGGCTGAGCTGTTCTCGGCGTTGAAGATATTGCCCTGCGCCCCGAACTGGCGGGCGAGTGCGGCCTCGCGCGCGGCCTGCTGCGAATTGAGCAGCGTGTTCTGCGCGCCGATCTGGCGCTGGCGCTCATTCTCGTAATTCTGCGCATAGACCTGATCGGCCGCGTTCGAGATGCCCTGGCCGAACAGTTGCGCGTACAGCCCCGATCCGTTCGATCGCCCCGCCGATCCGAACTGCGCATTGATCCGCGCCTGCGCCGCATCGGCCGCCTGGTTGGCGACCGATTTGATGAACGGATTGCTGTCCGGCGTCAGGAAATTGCCGTTGGCGGACTGGTTGAGCAGGCTCTGGTCGATATAGCCAGTATCGAGCCCGCCATTGCCGGCAAAGCCGTTGAGCGCGCCCGAAACGCTCGTCGGCATGCCGTTGGCGCCGTTGAGCGCGCTCGATGTCGTGATCGGCTGGCCGCCATTGGCCCAGGGATTGGAACCGAGATAGCTGCCGTTAGCCGCGCCGGTCAGCGCGGATTGCCCGAAATTACCCGCCGCGAAATTGCCGAGCGTGTTGAGCGCGTTGTTCGCGACCGGCCGCCCGGCATTGGCATTGGCGACGATCTGATCGAGCGAGGCCTGCGTGCCCGCGCCGATCCCCGGCTGGGTATCGTAAAGGTTGGTCGCAGCCTTGGTCGCCTGCTGATAGGGCGTGGTCAGCCAGTCGGGCAGGCTGCCTTGCGAATGGGTCGTCGTCGTGGTTTTCTTGGATCCCATCAGAGCACCTTCCGGAGCACGACAGCGCGCTCTTCATAGCCTTGGGGTTGCAGCGCGCGGACCCAGCCCTTGCGCCCGATCAGTTCGATGGAGGCGCAGCCGCAGCCCCTGGCCCACAGCTCGATCAGCCGCAGATAATGCAGCCACTCTTCGCGCCCGAGCCCGGCGCAATGGCGGATGAAGCATTGCGAGCCATGTTCGCCCGGAATGATCTGGGTGACGCAGGCGGCGCGGATCTTGTGGCCCTCGGTCGCGATCCAGGCGATCGCCTCGCCGCGCGCGATCTCGCCCATCACCTCGTCGAGCGATTCGAACGCGTCGCGATCGATCGAGGGCGCGATCGCCTGGCGCAGCTCGGCCTCCAGGATCGGCGTCATCGGCGTGGTGATCCCCCCGAACAGCATCAGAGGCCTCCCGCCGTCAGCCGGTCCTCGGCGTCCTTGAGCCGTTTCTCGATCTCGGCGTCGCGGGTGTTGAGATTGTCGATCAGCCGGCGCGCCCAGCCCAACAGGGCGGCGGCAGCGGTGAGGAAGCTGTAGCGCGCGGGCGTCATCGCGCGCCCTCCATCAGCACCGGCACTTCGATGCCGGTCGCGCGGCTCCAGCTCTGGCGCGCGCCGATGATGGTGCGGCAGCGCAGATAGCGGCCGCTCGCGCGCAGCGGGCAGCTGCCGTCGATCGCCTTGTCGGCGAAGGCGGTGAAGGCGATCGGATCGGCCATCGATTGCGCACGCGCGCCGATCGCGCAGGACACCATCGGCGCATCGACGATCGGCCGCACCGCATTGACGAAGGCGCGGCGGCCTGGTGCGGCTTCGAAATCGCCGGTATCGAAGGTCGCCGCCATCGCATCGCCGTTGAGCGGGCCGTAGCGCCCGGCGGCATCGAAGCCGGTCGCGCGGAAGCGCTTGCCCTGCAGCTTGGGATCGTCGAGGCTGAAATTGAGGCTGTCGAGCGACCCGAACTGATCGAGGCTTTCGAGCGTGTAGCCGATATCGAAGCCGCTCATCAGCCAGCGCATGGCGAGGTTGGAACGCGTCCAGCGGTTCTCGGTCAGGCTGTAGCTCAGCCGCTCCTTCAGCAGCCCCGATCCGTCGGTGCGATAGGCCCAGGAGATGGTGGCGCTCAGCGGATCGAACGCGCCGACGATATAATTCTCGGTGCCGGGCGCGAGATGCTTGCGGAAATATTCGTTGACCGCGCCGGCGCCGATCGGCGTCGAGGTCGTCCCGTCCCACAGCATGAAGCCGTCATCAGCGATATAGGCCGAGATCAGCCCGCAATCGATGATCGATCCGGCCGAGATCGCGCCGCGCTTCTTCTCGACCACGTCGAACCGGAACACCGTGTCCGGCCCGACATAGGTCATGCGGCTGATCGCATAGCGCTGGAACACCGATCCGAATTCGCGGCCGACGATTCCCTGCACTGCGCCGCCCTCATCGGGCATGTCGTTGAAATCGGATTGCGCGCCGACATTGGTGCCCCAGATGGTGGGGTTGCGGAAGCCGCTCCAGCGCACGCGGTTGGGGCGGTGGCCGTCAATGCCGTCGTCGAGATCGCCGAGCACGAGGAAATCGCCGACCGTGCCGATCGTCTTGGCGCGCGGCGGCGATCCGGCGAGCGCGGTCATCGCCTGGCCGATATCGCCGGCGACGGTGGGCGCGCCGAGCTGCACCGCGATCGCCTTGCCGACGAAGCGCGCGAACTGCCAGCTGTTGAGCGCGCTCAGCGGCGATGCGCTATGATATTGCGAGGCGAAGGGCGCGCCATTGTTGCTCACCCAGATATCGTCGCCCGCGCCGGCATAGATGAAGCTTGCGTCGGAGGTGTCGGCGAACACGGTCGCGCCGGTGATCGGCGGCGTCAGCGAAACCCCGTCGATCAGGTTGAAATCATAAGCGGGGCCATAGCCGCCCGGCACCGGCACGACGTTGAGCGCATCGACGAGCGCATCGGACTGGAAGGTCGCCTGATCGGGCTTCCACGCGCCGAAGGGGATCGGAATCGGCGTCACAGGCAGGGCCTCAGCCGGTTGGTGCCCGATCGGCCGGAGCTTTCGCGGATCAGGTCGCTCTTGATCTTCTTGGCGAGCGCCCATTGCCGGTCCGCACTTTCGGGATCGCGGATCACGTCCTCGAGCAGATAGGCCTTGGCGAGCGCACGGATGAGTTGCTCACCCTCCTCCAGATAGGGATTGCTGTCGCTATCATTGACCAGCGGCGCGAAGCGGGTGGTGCCGTTGATCACGACCGGATAGGCCTGGTCCGGCACCATATAGAGCTGGATGCCGTTGCCGTAGCGCGAATAATAAGCGGGCTGGCCCTTCAGCATCATGCATCCTCCAGGATGGCGGCGTAATCGGCGTAGAAATGCGGCGCGGTGTCGGCGACGTCGGTGACAGCGATGTTGAGCGCCTTGATCGAGGCTTGGCCGCCCGGATCGATCGCGCTCACGAGCACGGTATAAACATTGTCGTGATTGGCGTCGGCGGGCGCCTCGAAATCCTTGGTGCCATTGGCCGCCCAGCGCAGCACCGAGCCGACAATCTCGAACTGCGCCGCGTCCGGACCGCCCGCGATCAGCCAGCTCACCAGCATATCGGCGGTGAGCGCGACTGCGAGCCGCGCATTTTCCGGCACGCTCTGGTTCTGATCGGTGGTGATCGTCGGCGCGGTCGGCGTCGGCGTGGGGGTTGGGGTGGGCGTCGGTGTCGGGGTGGGCGTCGGCGTGAAGATCTGATCGCCGTCATGCCAGCGATCGAAGGTTGCATGGTTGACGTAATCGAGGTTCCAGCGCTGGCCTTGCGGCGTGACGATGTGGAGGCTGTCGATCCGCCCGATCAGCGGGATATCGGCGAGGTCGTGGACGTCGTAAAAATCCTGTCCGGCGACCGTGGTGAAGCTGATCCCGCGCAGCTCGTTGAACCAGAAACGTTCCTTTGACGCTTCCTTGATCGCGTCGCTGATGGCGAGCGCGATCTCGGAGGCGAGATCGGGGCGCATCAGCTCGTTCATGATGCGCGCCTTGATGGCCCCGAAGCTCATTATGCGGTCTCCCCGCCGGCGTGATCGGCGTGCGGAGCGGGCTTGCGCCCACGCCGCTTCGCCCCGTCCGCTACGGCCGCATCCTCTTCCGAAAGATAGCGGCCGTAGCGGTGGCTCGGCACATCCCCGTCGAAGGTGGATTCGACCGGGATCAGGCCGTGCTCGGCGACGAAATCGTCGAGCATGGCGGCCTTCTCGTGCGGCTTCATCGTCTCGCCGCCCTCGATCTCGGCGCACTCATAGGCCGCCGCCGGCGAGCTTTTGACGAAGATGATCCGGGCCATCGGCTCAGGCCTTGGGCACGAAGGAGACGGTGACGACCGCCTTGCCCGTGGTCGCCGCCGTGCCGGTCTGCGTGTAGGAAACGTAGAGCGTGGTGTCCGAAGCGAACACCAGCCCGCGCCCCTGATTGGCGGCGTCGGCCGGGGTATAGACCCCGATCGTGCCTTCGGTCACGTCCGCTGCAGAAACCAGATTGGTTCCTGCTGCGGTCGTGCCCGCCACCAGCACATTGGTCGTGCCGGCGTTGAACGCCTCGTCGACGAAGACCTTGATCTGCTCGATCTTGGCGCCCGCCGGCACGGCGCCGATCTCGATGCCGTTGGCGATATTGGGGGTATTGTAGGCGATGTCCGCGCGCAGATAATGGACCGCCTGAAGCTCAAATTGACGTGCAACCGCCATCTTATCCTCCTCAGACCAGCGGCGCGTAAGCCGGGAGGATGATCGTCCCGAACCGCGCATTGTTGAATTGGGAAGCCTTCAGGCCAGCGATCGTCCAGGCCGAGACGCCAAGCTGGTTCTCATAGTCGAAGCGTTCCTCGACCCATTTGAACTTCTTGTCATCATTGGGCGTGTCGCCGCCGGTGCCGAACATCGCCGCCTGCGCGCCGCACAGGATCGCGCGCCGGGCGTTGGTGACGGCCGCGCCGGTCGTCGAATTGACGCCATAGGGCACCTTTTCGGACTGGTGGATGACGATGCCGTTATAGATGCCGACGAAATCGCCGCCGGTGATCAGCGGCACGTCGCTGAGCCCGCCCTGGATATGCGCGCGCTGCAGGTCCGCCCACTGGCCGGTCGAGGTCTGCGAGCGCAGGCTCTGCACCTGGTTGGGATGCGCGAACAGCACATAATAATTGCCGCCGCGGATCTTGAGCGGGCGGATCGGCATCAGGCCGGTCGAGGCGAAGGTGCCCTGCCGCAGCCGCGCCGCCAGCCGGTCGATCTGGACGAGCGTCAGCTCGTCGCCGGTGGTGAGCGATTCATCCGCGGTCTTGCTGTTCGGCCGCATGATATGATTGGCGTCGGCCGGCACGACCGCGTTGAAGCCGGTGTAAGCCGTATCGGTCTGATAGGTGGCGCCGCCAATCTGGTTGAAGAACCAGGTGTCGAAGCGGGTCGCGAACCAGTCGGCCAGCCCTTCCTTGGCCTCGCTGCGCATATTGAAGGCGACGCGCTGCTCGGACATGCGGCCCTTGGAAATGACCGCGTGGCGAAGCTGATTGATGACGAACTGATCGCTGTAGGTGACGAGCGCTTCCTCATTGCCGTGCAGCGTATCGTCGCCGGTGGTGCCGCGGCCGGTGAGCTGCGGGCGCAGCCCCATGACGAGCTTGTCGCCGGCCTTGGTGGAAAAGTCGGTCTTGTTGACGAGCAGGGCGTTGGCGCCCTTGCCCATGAAGGACCAGACATAGGTCTGCTGAATCGCCTCGGCGGCGAGCTCCCGCTCCCATATGGTCGGGCTGAGCGGATGGCCCGATTGAAATTCCGAATATGCCATTGAAGGCGCTCCTGTGGGGGATGGTTCGATCCAGCCGCTGCGCTTGGCTGAAAGCGAACTCCCATCCGCCGGGAGCTGAGCGAAAGCGCCCCTCATCCGCTTCGGGGCCTCGCGAGCAAGGACATGGAAATCGGGGCTAGGTGCTCAACCCGAAATCCGATCCTGCGCTGACCTTATGATTGGCTTACCTGCAAGACAAGCACCGGCATGATATTTTATGGGCGCGCGATGCTCGAGGTATCGGGCAGGCATTCTCGCGGCGAATACCCCTCCGTCAGCGCTACGCGCTGCCACCTCCCCCGCCGGGGGAGGATCTGCGGTAACGCGATCGGGCCGACCAGATCCTCCCCTCAAAGGGGAATGTTCAAACTTGCCTGTCCCCCGGATAGGCAAATTTGCGACATTGGACCGCCGGAGGCGGTGGAGGGGTATACCCTTCATATCATCAACCCCACGCCGCCCGAGAAGCGTGCCATTCCGGGGCAGGCATAGAAATTAACACTTTTTAAACGGAATTTGCACACCATGGCGGAGCCCGTCGCGGTTATTGGGAAGAGCGATCGCGGGCGGGGGCGCACGCGGTCAGGGGTGGCTCTGGAGCGGAACGCCAGGGCGAGAGGGGCAAGTGATGAAGAAGATTTTCGCATGCGCAGCCGTGGTAATTGCCGCCAATGCCGCGCTGTACCTCGCGGACCACACGGGCAACGCTTCGGCCCAGCGCGAGACGGTCGCCCACGCCGCGCCTGACCAGCAGCAGGCCGGACCCGAGCAGCTCGCCGACGCAGCGCCGCTGACGCCGGCACTCGCGCAAAGCACCGCCTTCCGCCCCGACGCGCAATAACGAATCGTTCGGACGCGCGCGCTCACAAGCGCGGCCCTTCCTGACCAAATTGGGACAGCGCAAGCCCTTGGCAACCGAGCCAAATCGCGGCTATGCGAGAGTCGGCCGCTGACGATATCGCCGGCGGCCAGGGTCGCCCCAAAGGATCAACGACAGCAACCGGGGGCAATGCATGTTTCGAACGATCGCGCTGATCATGATGGCTGTTTTCGGGGTAGCGCCGGCGGCGGCGGGTCCGGCTGCCTTGGGGCCGCCCGAAATGTTCGGGCGGTGGGTGTCCCATACGATGCCCGGCGCCGGCTACGCTTATACCGACACAAGTTCCGGTGCCTCGTTCGGCTATACATGCCAGGGCTCCTGCAGCTATTATGTGCATTTGCGTAACCGCTGCGAGCCCGGCCGTCGCTATGATCTTGCTCTGAGCAGTGAGGGCGCACAGTTCAAGACGAGCGTGATCTGCCGCATCGCCGAGGATTGGCAATATTTCGTCGTCGACGATCCCCGCGTTCTCGGCCTGATAGAAGGGCAGAACATCGCGGTCTCGATGCTCGTCGGAAAGAAGCAGTCCACTCCGCAGACATTCCCGCTGGAGGGCGCGAAGGAGGCGATCGCCCTGGCACGCCAGCGATGGATGCAAAGCCTCGCCGCCGGCGCCCAGCCGCCCGCGCACGGCCTGGACCTCCCGCCGCCGCCGATCGTGATCGTACCGCCAATAAGGTAACGTCGCTCCCCGGCCCGATCGGCCACGACGCGCTATTCATAATGGAAGCGGCATTGGGCGATTTCCAGCCGCCGGTCCTGGCCCGCGCCCGCGACGCGATAGACCAGCCGGTCGGCATTGTTGATGCGCCTTGACCACCATCCTTGCAAATGGCCCTTCAGCGGCTCGGGCTTGCCCGTGCCCCGGAATGGCGTCTGCCGGCATTGCTCGATCAGCGCGTTGAGCCGCTTCAGAGTGGTGTGATCGTTCGCGATCCAGTGCTGATAGTCAGCACAGCCATGATCCGAAAAGACGATCTTCACGCAGCGTGGAGATCGCGTTCCTGCCCCTCGCCGCCCTCGAGCTGCGCGATCGCGTCCCGGAGCCGGGCTGCGTTCGCGGGCGTCGAGAGCAGGTGCATCGCCTCCGCCTCCACACCCACCCTGGCCGAAGCCGCCGATGTCGCTCCCGCACGCTAAGCCCCGCCGGGCGCCAGTGGAATCAAGCCTGCATGAAAGTTGGCGCGACCGACATGGTCTAGTCGTAACAGGTCATATCAAACGAAACGTTCTGGTTCTGCGCTTGAAGTTTAGGAGCGTCTTGATAGACGTCATTATCGGGGCGGTGGCGGGCTTGCCTCGTAGAAATGTTGGGGGGATCAGATGATAGGTGATTACGTTAGACTTCGGCTGGTTGCTTTTCGGGTAGCTGCCGCCTTTATGTTAGCAGCGACCTTTCTTCCGCAAGCCGCGCAAGCTGCAAAGTGGTATGTTGATAATACTTTAGGTGAGTTAAAACCCGAGGACAAGAAAGTACCCGCTTATCCCAAGCCGGTTCAACTTCTATTCGAATTTCAACGGGACGGTGGTCCAAATCCCAAAGCAACGAAGGCGGTTAAGCCTTGGGCGGTTGATGCACTGAAAGCTACAGGCGCCTTCACCGAGGTTTTGGACACCCCTACGACCGATGGCGCGGTCCTTAGCATCAAATTCAACAACGTCGTGAAAAAGGAAGAGCTCGACAAGGCCAAACATGATGGCTTCCGCGCCGGCTTGGGCTTCGGCCTTTTCGGTGGCGTGGTCGCTACGGATCACTACGAAGTCACAATGACTTATGTGCCTATGACTGGCGCCACGCCAATCACGACCGAAGTGAACCACGCACTCCACATGAAGTTCGGTAACAAGGAGGTTGAGATTCCCGGTACCGAGGTAAAAAATGGCAACGAGGCGGTGCAAACCGTCGTTCGACAGGCCTTGGCGCGCGGCGTGAATAATATCGTCACTGATCCTGCCTTTCCGAAGTAAGCCAATATGGCACGCTGGCTGCGTCGGCACTCACGGATCATGTGCGCGCTCATTGCCAACTTGCAACTTGGAGCGTGCACGTCACAGATAGACGCCATCTCCCCGTCTTTCGAAACCGTTCAGGTATTGCGGGAAAAGGCGGTGCCGTCGCTTGCGCTGGGCAAATTCATTCCGGTTTCGAGGGACATTGGGCGCAGTGTTGCGATTCGAATGTCCGTCATGCATGCACCCAAGGGCCAGAACTTCGCCGAATTCCTGGGCGCCAGCTTTGAAACCGAACTGAAAGCCGCTGGCAAACTCAACCCGTCATCGCCCCTACGATTACAGGGCGTCCTGACAGAGAGCCACGCAAGCGAGGATCTTGCCAGGGGCGGTGCTTCGCTGGCTGCGACCATCACGCTAACGCAGTCAGGCAAAACCGTGTTCTCAAAGCCTTATCGGGTAGAGACCCGCTGGAGGTCAGACTTCATCGGCGCCATCGCCATACCGGAGGCCTTTCGCCAGTATAATTCGCTATACGCGCTGCTTGTCCGACAGGTGCTTAGCGATCCCGAACTCATTACCGCAGCAAAACAAACACCGCCGTAATGACGATAGGGGACCCGTCATAAGGAAGGGGAATCAAGTGCCGTGGTCCGCTGCCCCGTTTGACGAACCATACCGGCGCCGCGAATAATATGAGCGCGATCAGGACAAAGCTCACTTGGTCTTGCGCATGCTTTGGGTCGATGCAAAAGCTCTTAAACAATCGCCTTCGCTACGGAGGCAAGCCCCGCTTGCTCCCACGTTTCCTTAAGCTGGGCTAAATTCGCTTCGCTGTGATCATCGTTGAAGTCCCAAGGCCTAACAAGCGCGCGAAAGTCAGCTCTCGGATTGTTTAACCGATTGTCCTTGACGTGCTTATTAATTTGCCAAGCGAGCATATCGGCAGCCTGCAGGGGAGGTGCGTCGGCTTTTCTGAAAAAGCTGTGTGACAGGTAGCGGTATTCGTTCCGCTTATCTTGAGGGCTCATTGCTAATTGGTTCATGACGATGTTGGCTTCGGATTGCTGAGCATGGCCAGCTTCGAAAAAATAGGAAATGCTGCCTTCATATCTTTTCTTTTCAGCCCAGTGCGCCGCAGCATGAACCATCCTTAGCACGCAAAAACTGTAGGCAGTGGGGAATCCGGGCACGTTTCCAATTTGGCTGTCGTAATAAGTCTTATCAACGACGACGCTGAAGCCAACCAACGTTCGCCGTTTTATATGTTCGATCAGTAGCCGATTGATTTTGTCGCAATCTTCGCCACCAAGATGCTTGTAAGGACCATTCCCGCAAACGGCATCCTTCATGTGTGCATAGGGCAATTTATATTGCTTTAAAATCTTGCCCCAATCGCGGCTGAATCTGACTGCCTGTTCAGATGTAAAGATGTATCCAGCCATCGTCATGTACTTCGAAGTGGCATCGGTCCCGCTTTCATCGAAATAAGCATGATAAAGACTCACGATCCACGAACCTCGTGGAATCGCCGTCTCAAGAAAGACTGCAAAGGATAAGTCGTCATCCACGACGCTGTATCGCGAAATTGAAACGGCGGGTAACTGAAATGCGATTACCGAAGACCCTCACCCCCCCATCGCCCTTCTGATAGCCGCCCTCCCCTCCGGCGTCGCGCGAAACGCAGCGTAATCCTCGTCGGACATTTGCGCCAATTGCTGCGGGGTGATCGCGCCCGGCGCGGCCCCTCCGCCGTGGCCAAAACTGCGGCCACCAGCGGGTCTCGCGGTGTGGGTTTGCGCGGCCCCGCCCGCGCCACTTCCCCCGCTGCCATAGCCGCGCGCGCGGGCCATGCTGTAGATCGCCTCGGCGGCGGAGCGGTTGGTTTGCGCGCATTGATAGAGCAGTTGCTGCGCCTCGATCGTGATCGCCTCCTCGGCCTGATCGGTGGTGAGGCCGAGCGCGTTCATCTCGTGCAGGCGCGAGAGAATGTAGTGCTGCACGGCGCGCGGGAAGTCGGGCTGCTGCTGGCGGAAGCGCGCCTCGTCTGCGTCCGCAATCTCGCGCACCTGGCGATCGATCGCCTCGGCCTGGCGCTGCTGGTTGACCGCCTCGAGCCGCCGGTCGATCGCGTCGATCTTCTCGGCGAGCGGGCGCAGCGGGTCGCCGCCCGCCTGCTCCGCCGCCGCCATCGCGCGCAGATCCTCGGGCCAGACGGAGGGATCCTCGCCCGCGATCGCGGACATGTCGTCGAGCCGCCGTTGCAGCGCCGCGTGCGCGGCCTTGGCCTCGTCCCTCTCCTTCTGCAGCCGGGCGAGCTGATGCTCGCTATTGGGCCGCCCCCTCGGCTCGGCGCGCGGCTGCGGCCCGGCGAAGCGCTCCTCGCCGGCAGCGGGCGGCCCGTCCGCCATATCGTGTTGCGGAACGTCCTGCTGCGGGGTGGTGGCGGGCGCATTCTGCTCCACCGCGTCCATCGGCAGCGTCTCTTCGGTCATATCGGCTCCTGGAGCATAAGGGGTCAGGCAGCGGCGTAGCCCTGCGCGTTGACATAGACCGAGCCGGTGCCCGATGCGGTCAGCGTCGCGAATTCCATCAGCGTGTTGGCGGTGCCCTTCAACGGGCAGGTGAACTTGATCTCCGCGCCCACGAACGCGCCGCCGGTGTTGATCTTGCCGCGCCAGAGCACAGTGCCGGCCGCGCCGTCGCGGATCACGATCTCGGTCGCGGTGCCGAGCGTGTCGGCGAAGATCTGCAGGCCGGTCAAGTAATTGCGCAGGCCGGCGCCCGCCGCCGCCGCGATCGTCACCGCCGTGGTCGTGTTGGTGATGCCGCCCGCCGCCGCCGCATAGCTCCAGCGCGATCCGCTCAGCGCGAATTGCTGCATGAGCGTGCCGTTGACGTCGCCGCGCACGCGATCCCAGCTCGTGCCGTTATAGTTCATCGGATAGGTGCTGCTGTTGAGCGTCGTCGTGCTGTTCGATGCGCCGTCGGCGGGTGTCGCGGTCGTGGAGACCGCGCCGGTGCCGTCCGCCACCTTGAGCTGGACGTTGAGCGAGCCGCGCAGGCCGAGCTGGGCATCCCCGCGCTGGCCATCCGCCAGCGTCGGCGGTGTCGCATTATAGCGGCCGCCCACCTTGACCGGATTGCCCGCGTCGCTCGCGCCCGAGGCGGCGTTGCCACCCACATACAAACCATTGGTATCGCCGCGGGCGCGATCCCAGCTCGCGCCGTTATAATTCATCAGATAGGCGCTGCTGTTGAGCGTCGTCGTCGTGTTGGAGGAGGCGTCGGCCGGATTGGCGGTGCTGGAGATCGCAGCACTTCCGTCCGCCACCTTGAGCTGCACGTTGAGCGAGCCCCGCGCGCCGAGCTGCGCATCGCCGCGCGCGCCATCCGAAAGCGTCGGCGGGGTCACATTGTAGCGCCCGCCGACCTTGACCGGATTGCCGGCGTCGCTCGCGCCCGAAGCGGCGTTGCCGCCATTGACCTGGACGCCATTACTGGTGCCCGGCGTCGTCTGATCGATCTGGACGCTGCTGCTGGTGCCCCCGCTCGCGGTGCTGGTATCGAGATTATAGACCTCGCGGCCTGAGGTGTCGGTTCGGATTCCACTCATTGGGGCCCCCTTGCTGCCTGGAGAATTGCGCTCACTGCCTGGTTGAGCTGGTCGACATTCTTGCTGAGCGCGGCGATCACGTCGGCCGCGGGCAGCACCTTGTCGCCCACTGCGACACCGCCGGTCTGCGCGAGGATCTCGGCCTGCGCGCGGCTGCGCTCGGTATCGGCGCGCATCGCATCGACCTGAAGCTTCTGCGCCTCGATCGATCGATCGGCCTTGAGCCTGAGATTTTCGGCTTGCGCCGCCTGCAATTGCTGCGCGCCGTCCTGTAGCTGCCCCTGCAGCATTTTGAGCTTGGGATCATTGCCCGCAATCGCCTGCACCAGCGTATCGGCCATCGCGGTCGGCAGGCCGATATTCTCGATCACCACCGCCTGCGCCTCGGGCGGAAGCTGGATGCCGTTGTGCGAAAGGATCGCGAGCTTGCCGAGAATATCCTGCTGCTGGTTGGGCGAGCTTGGCGCTTCGTCGGCGATCACGTCGAACTTGACGCCGTCATCCTTGAAGGCCTTGGCGATCGTCGCCATCGCGACGAAGATCTCGCGTTTCTTGCCCTCACGCGCCTCGGCGATCTGGGCCTGCGCGGCCTGGAGCTGCTGTTGATATTGCGCCAGCGCCTGCGGATCGTTGGCCATCGGCTGCTGCGGCAGCACGAGCAGCGCCTGCGCGGGATCGAACGGATCGACGGTGACGCGCACCAATGTCTCGGGCGGCAGCGTCTTCATCAGCGCGAGCAGCGTGCGCCCCTGCTCCTCATGATAGAAGCGCTTGCTGTCGAACAGGCTCGCCTGCGTGCTCACCGCCGATTGCCGCCGCTGCATTTCGAGGCTCGCCGGCTGGTCGCGATCGGCCGAACCCAGCAGCTCAACGTTGATGCCGGAGACGCGGCTGATATTCTGCATGGTGAATTCGATCAGCATCACCGCGCCCTGCGGAAGCTGCGGCGCCTCGCGGTTGCGGATGCGGCCGTTGACGAGCGCGCCCTCGGTCACCTCGACATTCTTCTGCGGGTTGGACCAATCCTCCTCGGCCTTGCGCTGATCGGCGAAGGCGCCGCGCTCGTAGATCAGCCCGCCCTTGGCGTTGCTGGCGAGGATGTGGATGACGGTCGCCAGGAACTTGTTGAGAATGCGCTGCGGGTCCTTGAGCGCGCGGACGATGCCGTACCAGATCTTCTTCTTCTCGTCGCGCTTGGCGGTGATGAAGTTGTACGCCCAGGCTTCGAGCGGATTGACTTCGAGCACGCCAGTCTGCCCAAGAAACGCCTGCTTATAGATCTTGCCGCCATCCTCGAAATCATACCATTCGATTTCGACCATGCAGATCCGCTTCGGGCGATTGTTGTCGGGGATGCCCTCGCCCTCGCGCTGATGCTGCGAATAATCCTTGGGTTCGATGCCGGGGTCGTTGTCGGCAATGCCATAGGCCGCCCATTTCGCGTTGAGTTCGGCATAAGGCACGCCGGGGAACATATCCTCGGCCTCGTCGAGATCGAGCCAGACGACCCGGCCCGCATAGCGCCGGTCGGCGAGATTGCGCTTGGTGGCGTTGCGATCCCAGAAGGCGGTGCGCGGATCGCGCCGGTCGATCGCGATCATGTCGGGCTCGGGCTTGCGCGTCTCGGTGACGCCGATGCCGGTGATCGCGGCATCGGTGAAGGCGTCGGATTCTTCGCGCTCGGACTTGGCCTGATCGCGCACCCACATCGCGGCCGACGAAAGCAGCTCGTTCACCTTCGCGTCGCCCGCGGCGCGCGGCAGATATTTCACGTCCTGCCGGTTGTTGACCTCGAGCCCGGCGATCGCATCGATATTGATCTGGACGAGGTTGAAGACCGGCGCAGGCCGCCCGTCCGCCTCGAAGATCGCCAGCTCCTCGCGCGACCATTGATAGCCATTGTAGAATTCATAGCTCTCGTCGGCCTCGCTGCGCCATTCCGCGAGATGATCGATGCTCGCCTTCGTCCAGCCCTTCAGCCGCCGGAACAGGCTGCCGTCGGGATCGGCGCCGATTGCTTCGACCGTATCCTTGGTTGCATCGCCGGAGAGGATGTCATCTTCAATGTCGCCGGGGAAGATATCGTCAGCCATGTTCTTGCGCTTCATTGCCACCAGCTCCCCACCGCATCGCGGATCATCTGCGCGAGCGCGGTCTGCGGCGCCTCGTCGCCGAGATCGCGGCGTACGTCGTGGATCAGCCGCCCCTGGCGATCGCGCGCCGCCAGCGAGAAGCGAAAATCGCCCAGCGTCTCGGCGCGCAGGATCAGGGTGGTGCCGTGATCGGCACACGCCTTTCTGAGCTGGTTCCATTCGGCCCGCGCCGCACTCTCGTCGATCATGTCTATCCTGTCTGTCATGCTGCCCAACTTGCGTTTCCTGTCATCTGCATGCGGCGGCGCGCGCGCTCGTAGCGATCGGCCTCGCGCGCGATCGAGACGGGGCTGACCGCGAAGGTCGCCACGAACGCGTCGGCGAGGTCGGGCGAGCGGCCCAGCCTGTCCTTGGTTTCGTCCTTGCTTTCGAGCTTGATCAGACCGTTCGAGGTGTAGCCGTAGAGAATGTCGGCCAGTTCGGCGGTCAGCGCCTCGTCATCGATATGGACGTCGCGCCCCTCGAACCACATCCGCGCCTTCCAGAAGAGTTCGTCGCGCAGCCGATGATATTTGCCGTCGACGCTCGGCCGCTCGGAGACGTTGAGCATCGTCACCGGCAGCCCCAGCTCGCGCATCCGGTCCGCCACGCCCGATCCGATCCCGATCGTATCGACCACGATCGCCGAGGGCAGCTCGCCCTGCGGCGTATCCTCGTAGAGCGCGAGCACGCGGCCGGCAGTCTGCATCGTATCGAGCCCGCGCCACGCCGTCACCGGCTCCATCAGCACGCGCCCGCGCCGCTTCGCCAAGGCCGTCCGGTCATCGCCGAAGCGCGCCGGATCGAGGCCCCAGATCGGCCGCACCGCTTCGATCGTCGCCTTGGCTACCGGGCGGCGACGCGCCTCCTCCATCAGCGCGAGCGGGATCAGCGTGTTGCTGTCGACCTCGGGAAATTCGCCGAGCACATGCACCTTCACATGATCGGAGGAGAGGCCCCAATCGTCGATCATGTCCTGGATCTGCTTCTGGTTGGCGGCCTTGGCGCGGCGCGTATCGACCGTCATCGTCAGCCAGCGGTGGCGAAAGCGCGTGAAGATCTGATAGAAATAGCTCGCCTTGTGGATCGGGTTGCCGAACGCGAAGACGAAGCTGTCGGGATCGGTGTTGGTCGCCTCGGCCACCGCGAAGATGCTTTCGGGCACGCCCGAGCCCTCGTCGATGATCGTGCACTGGCCGCGCCCGCCATTGTGCAGCCCGCCGAACGCATCGGGGCGATGCTCGCTCCATTTCTGCGCGACCACCTTCCAGGTGTCGGGCTGCTCGACATGGACGAACTTACCCGAAGTCCATTCGAACCAATGCTTGTTGAGCGCGCGGCCATGCCACAGCGCCAGTTCGCGCCAGGTCTTGCCGTCGAGCTGGTCGCCGGTGTTCGCCGTCACCACGCCCGAGAAATTGGGCCGCGTCGACATGAAGAACAGGATCAGCCAGGCGATCACCGCCGATTTGCCCGGCCCGCGCCCCGATTTCACCGCCATCTTGATGACGTCGCCGGCCGCGCGCGTCCGGATCGCCTCGCCCAGCACGGCCAGATATTCGGCCTGCCACGCGTCCGGCCCCTCCCACCCGGCGAGATCGCCCTCGCCCCAATCGAAGATATAGCGCACGAAACCGAGCGGATCGGCATAAAGCCGCGCCATATCCTCCGCGAGCATGCGATCGCTCTCCCTCACCGGGATGCCTCGCGAGCGGGATGGAGGGCGCCGATGCACACCGCGCCAGCGACACGGCCGCAGCCCACGCAGTACGTTGGCGCGCCAAGCAGCCCGCCGGAGAAGATCAGGATCAAAAGAAGCGCCAGCATGAGGCACCCCATTAATCACAGATTATGAGTCTCAGGGAGTGTACATTAATTGGGGGGCGGGGATTATTGTTTTGGCCGGAGGCACGTTAGATTTTAGACAGTGTACGGCAAGGTCGGCACGGAATGCGGGCGTTAAGCGAAGACTGATCAAAGGAATTAAAAATGGCTGCCAAGCCGGGCGATTGGAAATGTCTACCTTTTGACGAAATGAGGGGGCTCCCTTATCATGCAAGCTTCTCGCCCGATCAATATGAGAAGATCAGTCGAGGTGTCGTTCCGCAGGCAATGGAAGATAAATGGTTTATTTACTTGGACGACGAAGTCCTTTGTTTTCACCGAAGCTGGACCGGGCAGCCAGTATATCGCATAAAATTCCAAGAGGTAGATGGTCGGCACACCGTCACCGAAGCGCTTTGCTCGAGAGCGATATTAGAAACAAGCGACGCGCACTATCAGTCAGAACTTCTCGACTTCCTGATTCGCAACTTGATGCTCGGCGAATCAAGACCGTTCCCGAAACCAGAAGGCACGTCGGAGCCGCTCCCCGGCGTCTATCAACATGCTGTTTCAGGAACTGGATACAAGGAGAGGATAGTGCCGCGCAAACGGTGGTGGCAATTTTGGAGCAAATGAAACGGAGGCTGAAACTGTAATCGTCATGAGCTTGGAGGCTGGTAACATGACACTCAAAACCAAACCATTTGACGCGGCGAAATATTTCGACACGCCTGCCGCACAGGCTGAGCTTCTCAACGATGCTCTCGCCGAGGGCGATGCCAGCTATATCGCAAACGCCATCGGCATCATTGCGCGTGCGCGCGGCATGTCTCAACTTGCCAAGGATGCCGGCCTTAACCGGCAGGCTCTCTATCAGGCTCTCCGCGAAGGCGGAAACCCGACGCTGGATACAGTGTTGAAGGTGCTGAAGGCTCTCGGCATCGAACTCCAGGCGAGGGAGCGAGATCTGGAGCCAGCGTGATGACGTCGCCGGTTGCGCGCGTGCGGATCGTCTCGCCCAGCGTCGCCAGATATTCGGTCTACCAGGCTCCATGACTGCGCGCTGTCCGAAGCCACTATTCATAGAAGATAAAATTGGCGCCCGCTAAATCGACAGCGATGATCGACGTGCACGAGAATATATGAAGGTACCGAGGTCAGGTAGCCAAGTTGGTAAGTCTGCCCGGTGGTTCGCGCGAACGTCAGGGTACCATCGCCTGCTGATTTGAACAAATATACATGGCGAGACTGCACACTCGCTATTGGTTCAAAATCACGCCCATAGGAGATCGCGCGTTTAAGCGAGGGGCATTCCGAGCGCACATAAACGAAGTTCGGGCTAAGCAAGGCTAGCGATGCTAGACCCATGATTGCAGTCGCCAATGCGACTACGCCGACGATAACCACCTTCCTGAGCATCAGCATCGGATACGTGACGACGGTCTGTCAGCCAATGTCGCCGTTTCCGGGAGCCGCCGTCCATGCATTCAGAAACGCCATGGCTCGTCCGGCTTCGGTTTCAAAAGCCTGCCGTCAATCTGTATGGTCTTTAGCAAGCCGGCATTGAAATCGCCGGTGCACACGAGACGAAAGCGCATCGCTGGCTTTTTCACGACGACCTCGCCGTAATCGATCACGAAATTTCCAGTGGAGACGAAGCGAAACGAGGGCAAAGGGATCGCGTCATCGCCCGATGCCATATGATCCGCTTCGTTGCGATCGACAGGCTCGCCAGAAGCGTCAAGCTCCAAGAGCCCCTGCTCGGCCAAGGCACGTGACAGGCAGGCGGTCTCCGCCAGCCACCGCTTCGTTTCGACCGGCGACTGATTGCACGAGACGAGCGCGTTGAGCAT